CCTTTTCCTCAAAGTGAGGGTTCTTCTGACCCTTCACCTTTTCCATTTCCTTACGTGCCTTCTCGTTATTTGCCTGACGCTTCTTCATATCAGGTTCAAGATATGAATCGTCTTTTTTCTCAGAAATTTGCTCTAAGTATACCCTTGAGATGTCAAGCAAAGGATTCTTATCAATACCATTAGACATGTTTCTACTTTGACTTTTTCTTATATTTATTTATGAAATTCTTAATACTAGTTGTACCAGTTGCTGCCATTGCATTTTTAAGATATCCCGTTGTTCCATGCAATGTATTTGGCTTGCCAGGAACTCTCATACGGCGATCCATTTTTTTCTCAGTATATTCCATCACATCACGGATCCAGGACTTAAACATATAGTCCTCTTCAGTTACACAAATAAGATGATTAGTTCCTCTACGAATAATCTTACCAATCAATCCAGTATTCAAATGTTCTACTAGATCACCAATTCTATAGATAAATCCACCAACATATTGTTCACGCAATCCTCTTGGATCACACTTCGGTGCAATCTGCCAGAGTTCAGTAACTTCTTTTTTCTTTGCCTTAACTTTCATACCTGAACGAACTGCATCAAACAATGCAGTAGTATCACCATCATCAAGTTCTTTTGGTGTTCCTCTACGGAATGAATCATAGTCATCATCCATGACTGCTTTTCTCATCTTGGATGCAGACATTCCTTCAACACCCTCCGCATCTGCATCTCTTACACCTGCAGAGATAACACGAATATTATCAAAATTATAAAGTTCACCATTATACTTAGTTGCTAGGTTTTCAAACTCAGCCTGACGATCTGATCCTACAATAATATTGACGTTCTTATATCCTGCCTCATCTGCTGCAACTAATACATTAAAGATTGACTTCATCTCATCATCATTAATAATGACCTCTGAAAAATCAGGGAACATCTTCTTCATGAATGAAATCTTCATGTCAGGATCTAATGGATTCTTCTTAGCATCCTGTGATCGTGATGGATAGATCTTTAAGTCTTCACCCTGTGCTGCCTTTTGGGCTGCGGCAAGGAGTTTTCCGTGTCCAACAGTTGGTGGATTGAAACGACCAAATGCAATTGTTAATGTTTCTGTGGCTTCCCCAGATCCACCTTCTGCTTCATCATCACCAGATGATTTCTTTGGTGCAGTCTCAGGTGCCTTTGCTTTCTTTTCTTTCTCTTCTGGGTTTGCTTGTGCTCTAGGTTGTGCTTTTGTTTCTTCTTCGCCTTTTGCTTTCTTCTTATCTACAAATTTTAACTTACCATCTTCGGTAGTCGCAACAAATTTACCACGAGAATCTAACCAACCGCCGTGACCATCGCTCTTGAGGTTTAACTTCCTCGCTTGCATACTTGCTTGAGAGGATGCCTCGTTCAGAAACTGAAAGAAGTTCTTCATTTATATTGATAATCCTTATACATTATTTATCATTTCTTTTTGTAGTCACACATTATATGTGACGGATATAATCCAGACTGCTTATTCCTTAAATTAAACATGAACTTATAAACAGAACTTTCCATATGAATATCGAGTCTTTTCCCTTTTCCTTGAGATCCTCCATACATCAATCTAACTGATCCGGTTATTTGAGATGCTTTTCTCATATATGCTTGATCCATTTCATACATCTTCACTCCTCCAGATGTTCCACCATGAACCATCCAATAACCATATCCAATAGCATATTGAAGTAGGTCTTGAATGGCTGCCTTATCACACTTACTTGTTACATCAACTGTTGGCATCTTTGTTTTATGGGGATAATCATTAAACACTTTGGCATACGTGATTGGATCAATCCCAAACATTCTAAAAATTTCTTTCCCGATCGGATTTGTGTATCCCTCAAAGTACTTTTTGTAATCATCGGCAGTAAATATTCTTCCTACACCAGAGTTAATAAATGTCAGAGTGTTTCCATACTTAAGAGAAAGATATACCTCTTGTTTATTTGGCCCCCAATAAGTTGTTATATCCGTAACTGTACTACCAATTTCTTTTGATTTTGATCCACCAGCAGTAACGTACAATCCACTGGGGCCACCTGCTAAAGGTCTTGGTTGATTCTTACCACCAACTGCTTCTACGTCTGAGTATGCAACCTTAACTTCTTTACCTATTTGTTCTACTAAATTTTGCGCTTCTTTCTTATAGGTGGTAGGTTTGCACTCACAAGCAAGTTCACATCTTAAACTCTCATAAAAATCATTCTCAAACTTAATACCAAGGTTTATCTTCTTTCCACCAGTTTGACCACCAAACTCTTCTGTCTTTACCATCTCAGTGATGGGAACCGTTTTAACTTGATTAGTATTTACAAATCTACCAACAAATAAAATCTTATCTCTATTATTCTTTCTCTCTAAAACAGATCTAACTCTTGCGATGAGTTCATCATATCGATCTTGTTCGTCATTCTCATATGGATGTTCTTCGCCATCAATTACAAGAACCATGGCGTGTGGTTTGAACTGCCCATCTTTATGCAAAAAAGTATCCATAAGACCATTCATATGAAGAAACTTTTTTACAACAGTTTCCTCATTACCTCTTTTACCAAGATCTGCTTTTGACAGTTCTGCCATTTTTATTTTTTAAATATTTATGGAGTTATAACCCCTTGAGATAGTCCCTCTCTTTTTGGTATGGAACTATCTCTCCAGTCTTGAGTTTCCATGCATACTCCAGTTCAGGTAGTAACCATTCATGAACTGGAGCACATGCTTTCCAATTGACTGGTTGGATGCAACCCATCACAACTACAGTCCAGAATGCTGTTATGTAGTTAGTGATGGTTAGCATTAAACGTCGCCTTCTTCCCTGTTCTCAGAACTATAGACATCAAACTCACCACCAGGATATCGTGCTTTGAGTTTCTCTACATTCATTTCAATCACCTCATCGAATGTAGTATCAAGTGCCATACATGCCTGTGCCAGATACCAACAGATATCTCCCAGTTCACGTTTCATGTGAAAGACATTCTCTTCGTTGTAAGGTTTGCCTTGCAAGAAGATCTTCTTTACTACTTCAGTAAACTCACCTGCTTCTGCAGATAGTCCAAGAGCAGCAGTGAGAAGTTGTGAGACGTTTGCATCATTTACTTCTAGTTCACTAAGTCTTGCAGCAAGAACAGGCCAGTCAAGACTCGGAGCACTAGTAACTCCTTCTACAAATTCAAGGTACTTTTCGGTATCAACTTTAGTCATGAAAATCGGGGATAAATGGTTCTTGACAATTTGGGGGGAGTTCTTTAATTTCTACTTCTTTCCAACTACCACCAACACCGCCATCCATATTGACGACGATATCTTTAGTTGGAAGTCTGGGTCTTTCTAAGAGTTTAACCTCAACTGTTTCATAGATTGGTTTGAATTGGTAATAGTGTCCATCACCTCTTGTTCCAATAAGATTAACGGCATCTTTAATAGAACCACAATCAGCAATCTTTTTACCAGTTGGATCAAATACAGAGTAGTGTCCGTTCAAAACTTAAACCCCTCAAATGATTTCTTTGGTTTGTGCTCATCGTTATTATACTCTTCATCTTTACCATTGTCAAGGATATCTTCCTGTGCAGTCTGCTCACAATCATACAAACGCATCTTGGCACGATCAATACCAACAACAAAACGCTTAGAAAGGTTCGCATCATTATAACGATTCTTCAATTGCTTCACAAGTATCTGTCCCAAGGATTCGAGTTCTTCAGTCGAAATAAGGGCAAACATAAGATCAGCAGTAGCAGGGAGACCAAAGGACTCACTAGTGTCAGTAAGCTCAACGTCACTGCTACCATAACCAGAACGAGTGGTCTGCGTGGCAGAAACGATAGGGACGTTTGCTTCAACAGCCAGTCCTCTAAGTTCTTCAGCAATTGCTTTAATATATGAATATGAATTGACATTGCTATTTCCGCGATATCTTTCGGAAGCACATATATTAAGGTAATCAATGAAAATAATATCAGGTCTAAATGACTTCTTAAGTGCAAGTTCATTAAGAAGTGATTTAAAATGCCCACTATGTGCGCTCGCTGTAGGGTATTCTTTAATTATAAGAGTACCTTGTGTTTTTTCTGCAAGGTTTGTTACTTTGTTTGCAAACATTGACTTTGGAAGATCTCCTATCTCCTGAATAGGTACATTGAGTAGGTTGGCATCAATTCTTTCTGCAATCTTCTCTTCAGCCATCTCCATAGTAATATACAATACGTTTTTCCCTCCCAAGAGAACGGAAGATGCCATATGGCACATAAACAAACTTTTACCTACACCAGTGCCAGCAAGAGCAATGTTAAGTGTTTTGTTCGGGAGACCACCTTTCGTAATCTTGTTGAAATACTCAAGATCGAATGGTATCTTATCTTCTTTTCGGTGATAAGATTCATACCTTTCTTCATAATCTTCAAGGTAATCATGTCCAACATGAGAGTCAAAAGAAACTGCTAGTGCATCCGATAGAATACTAGGAATAGCATCTCGATCTCTTTGCTTATCCTTTCCATCTGCAAGAGCAATGGATTCCATCAGTGCCAGATAGATAGCACGATCTCGACACCACTTCTCAGTAGTATCGAGCAACCATTCATAGTCTGTAGGAACATCTTCCAGATAACTAATCAGTTTTGTAATTTCACTAAACGAAGTGTCATTAATATCTGATCGTTTCTCTACCTCAATACAAAGAACTTCTTTTGTAGATGGTTGATTATATTCTGAAACAAACTTATTAATTTCTTCAAATACAATTTTTTGATGAGTATCTTCAAAATAATCCGACTTAACAAAGGGGATTACTTTACGAAGATATTCTTCATTATACAAAAGATTCCTTAGAATTAAAATCTCAATCTTATCCATAATTCCAAAGACAATAATTTGACATAATATACTTTTTACCTTTTAGGACAGGAGTACCTTCATGTGGAAATAACCAATATGGGGGAAATACTACCACAGATCCTTTTTTGGGAGTAATTTCACATTTTGGATAAAAGATAGTTTTTCCACCCTCAAAGTCATCATTGAGATAGAATAGCATCGCAACAAATCTTTGACAAGTTTCAAGTGATGCTACATCAGCATGTCTCTTGTATACATCATTAGTTCCACCAACATATTTTTTAATATTAGAGCCCTCAAATATAAAGTCACTTGTATTGAAATTGATTCCATATTCTCCTAACCAATTTTGATACTTGCGAGCGACTGCCATGTAAGTAGGTTGAAGTTTTTTTTCTGCTTTGAGATGATGATTACAAATAAAAAGATTAGTCCAGTTAGGATATCCGTCCCTTTCTAATCTATCTTTATACTCACTTTCTTCAAAGAGTTTAATTAGTTCATCACAAGTTTCGTCTGGCAATACATTGTCAATTTTTAGCACAAAATTAAGCAGATTCATGAACCATAACTAAACTCTTCTTTTGCAATTACATCAAGTTTCTCCATCACCTCTGGGGTAAAGTATGTTTCTGGATCTTTGTAAATTGCTTTGGCATAGATTTTCTTACCATCTATCTCATAACGACCTGCAACATTTTTCCAGAGACCTCCCAGTTCACCCAACTCAAGAAGACCATAATATCGATCAAGACCACGCTCATCGTAATACAAACGTATGGTAACATCTTTGTTCTCCTTACTCAAACGCGACTTTGCTGTCTTAGCTTTAATAAGATTTCCAATGACTTCTGTTCCATCCTTTTCTTTCTTTTTGCTAAGATAGATGATCGTAGACGCTGCATATTTGAGACCGCTGCCTCCGCCCATTTCTTTGGTGGGAACGTATGATCCAATGACATCATAGGTATGATTAGTGACGATTAATGGAATTTTTGCTTGACCAAGTTTGAGTGTAAGCATACGAAATGCTCCCTTGACAAGTTGAGATTTGGTCATGTCCCGAACTTGTTTGTCGTCTAGAGCATCACGAATCTCCTTCTCTGTGGAAAGCATACCAAGAGAGTCTAACACAAACATACATGGTCTGCGCTCGTCTTCAGGTTTTTTTAAGTATATGTCTACTGCCTGCAGTGCCTTCTGTCTGAACTGCTCAATCGTAACAACATTAATAACAACCAATCGGTCTAAGTCAATTCCACGACTTTTAAGAAGAGACTTATTAACTGCTGCCTCAGTGTCAAAGTACAAACAGTAACCACCAGGATTACTATCCAAGAAATTCTTAACCACAGCGAGACTAAAGAAAGTCTTCCCAGTAGAAGACTCACCAGCAATGGCAGTAATCTTATTCCCAGAAACACCACCAAATATGCTACCTGAGACCAGTGAATTAAAAATGTAAGAACCCGTGTCCACAAAGGTTTCTGTGTCGTCGATGTCTGATGCGAGTTGGGTATAGTCATCGCCAATCTCTTTTACAATTTCTTTTAAAAAATCCATTAAATAACAAATCCAAATTCTTCGCGTGCTACTTTTTTATAGTTATCAGGATTAGTTTCTCTGATTTTTTTGATTGTGTTAATTTTTTGGTAGAGTGCAGCATCTCCACCAAGTCTCAACGCACTTACAATAGTTGCAAGTTCTTTATCGTTAATAGGTAGGTCCATTATCCAAAAAACATTTCTAGGTTTACAGTTTTCTCAACACTCCAACCAATGGCGTCAAGAATAGTTTTTACAGGTTCAACAAAACTTTTATTGAATTGTAGATCATAATCAATATACTTATCAAGATTAAGTTCTTTGGGGAAGTCCTGAATGAATGAGATAACATTTTCTCTCAGTGGATTTGGTTCCTTTAAATAACAGAACTTGATCTTTTCCCCGTTATTGATGAGTGAATATTTATTAGTTAGTTTTTTATCCGTTATATAATGATTGAATAGGAGCGCACCCCTAACA